CTGGCATCAGTCTTCAAATAATTTAAAAATTCCTGTCCAAATCGAATGAAAGAATACATATAGGAAAAATGTTTCAGTCGCTTCTTTCTTTGCTTGCTTTCTATAAGTCGATTGTGCCATGATAATATTATAATAATATTCAGAGTTATTTAACAATTCTCAGAAAACTCTCAGTCAGCAGTCATTGAACACTGACCCAACTTGAGAACCAAGTGAGGATCCTGCTTTCTGTCCTAGTAGAAGTGCCCATCCACCTGCCAACCAACCCACGTAGGGGATGCTAGCAAGGGCAGGAACAGCAACTCCAGCAGCAATAGCACTACCTGCCATCGCACCTTGTGATCGTGCTCCAGCGTCCGCCACGATACACTCTACGTTTTTCGCAGTTAACTTTCCCTCTTCATCTGTTGCACCTCCCAAGTTCCTAGTGCCCTCACGGGTGAACTGATCTGTACGCCATTCACGGCGACTCTCTGTGCCACCACCAAAGAATCCTTTCTTAGTAACATCAGAAGATAATGATCTTTGTGATTCTAAAACCTTAGGATCGTCAGCACGGAATTCAATTTCATAACCATCCTTGCCTGCCTTAATCCTATAAGAAGAGTAAGGACCACGAGGAAGATTAAATGTAGGAGGTTGAATCACAGGTTCAGGTTCCTGCCTGAAAACATATCCAAGCAGACCTATGTGTGCTACAACAAATACTCCACCAACTGAAGCGGCGACGATCTTAAGTTTATTCATGGTTAGAATGGCATGACAGGACTAGATACAGCAGGACCAGTTACCTCAGGAACTCCTGGAATAGCAGCATCTACCATTCCTGGTAGTGCTTCTGTAATTGCTTCTGTGATAGCAGCAGTTACTCTCTCCCTTGATTGCTCAATTAATGTATCCTTTTGAACGTAAAGATAAGCACCACCCCCTAAGACAGCTAAAGAAACTAAACCAGATAATAACGCGACACCATTAATCAATTTTTGCATCTTTCTTCTCCAGTGTAGGTGCTTGCTTTGAATCATCCTTCTTCTTAGAAGGCATGACACCAAACGTAGCTAACGTCCCAGTAAAGACGCTGGCAATAAAAGTTGGATCGATATTTTTCTGAGGAATACCAGGAACAGTTACATAATTAAGGGTCAGAATTGCTGCTGACCAACCAAGAATAATAACTCGGACGAGAGTTGATACACCCTCATCCGCCCACTCAAATTTGTTTTCCTTTTTGGCTTCCTCTTTCTTTGGATTATCCATAAGTAAAGAGTTAGGCTCTTTTATTTATCACTCAACAGTTGCTTCTTCTTGTGCTGCTTGATATGCTGCTACAACTTCTTCAGTCCATGTAGCAGCAGCGATAGCAGCAACTCTGGGATCTTCGTTGCTAAGATCAGCACCAGGAACTACTACATGACGATGGAAAGTAGAAGCAACTTCTACACCATCTTTAAGAATCTGATCTCTTCTTCTTACTTGAATACATCCGTTGAGTAGAACTTCAATTTTATCTACAACTGATTTTTCTTTTAATGCCATTAGGATTGTTCTCCAAACTAAACAGGTTTAGGCAGAGGTATTTATTATGCTAATTAAATATGAATATATGAGAGAGATCCCCTTAAAAGTAAATTAGATGGTATACTGCCACTCACAAGACCCGACTCAGTAGTTCCAGATCTTCCATTTATAACAAGAGAATAATTACCACCCGATTGTGGAATTGAAAAGGAAAGATAAGAATCAGTTGGAGCACCTCTCTCCCAATGAGCTGCTCCACCACCATAAAAATTTGTACCAAATCCTTGAGCAGGAATTGATGAAGATGTATAAGGCAACCCATCAACCCGCCAATTTCCAACAACACCTGAGTTAGACCCAGGATTTGATAGATAAAATTCTGCTAGAACTCTATTTCCAATCTTTGTGTATGTTCCCATCCTCTCATTAAAACTAGTTACAGACCCACTTGTAGTTCCAGAAATATATGGAAACCAATATCCTTCTTCATAATCATCAAGCAACTCACTACTCATACTAGATCCACCGTAGGTGGGATTAGAAGTAGAAGAGAAGTCAATACCAGTTCCTGCTGTTGAGAATTTTAAGTT